TTATCAGCATTTCAAAAAACGTTTCCCAGTTCTCTTTCATTTTTTTCCTCCGAAAAATTTAGTTGCTGACCGCACGGCGAAGCTACTGGCAACAATTACACCCAATGTGTAGCTGTACCAATCCGGCATGGTGTCCAGAGCGGCAAAACCGTCTGTAACCGCTTGTTTTGCCCAACTAAAAGGCAGGAAGCTCAGTATCAAGGGAATGGAGAAAAGCAGCACAAGATACTCGTCTTTCCAAGAATTTTGAGTACCCTCGGCCATAATCTTTTCCCAGTCAGCTTCTGACGTAGCAGCAGATTTCATTATGGTTGCCTTGGCTTCCGCCTCAACTAGCTTTAAATTTGCAGACGCAGCCTGTGCGCTTGCCTTACCTTTAAGCCAGCCGCCAGCTAATTCAGCTACTGGTCCTATCAGTGCTTGAAGCATTATTCTTACTCTCCATTGCGTTAAAACCAAAATATGCAGCGGCTATGCCAGATGCACCGATTACATATACCGCAGCAATATCTGCCAATAGACCCGCAGCAGTCTCTAAGCCCCACAGAGAGGCCGCTAGGATGACAAAAGGATACAAAACCATCCCAGATAGGGAAAACCATGTCATGCGCCTCTGCGCGTCCCTTTTTGCGTCAGAGTCTTCCATTCGGCGGCGGCGGTCTTCCAACATGATCTCATGCTCTATTGGATCAATCTCTCCATTGCCGTTTAGGTCATATTCATTTGGCATATTTCATTCCTCTATCTCGCAAGAGTGCTAAAACTTCAGAAAAGTCTCGACCAGATCGCGCAGCCAAGCCTTCAATGATTAACTCAACATTCTGATCGAACAGGCGTATGATCTCTGAATCCTTCATAAATTTACCTTAAAGCATTGCAGATACTCATTGGCCTTTGTGATTAAAACAGACGCGCGGCGCAGTTCATCGGTGCAATCTTTTTCGTTGTTGTACTGTCCCACTTCGAAGTGAATGACCTGAGCTGTAAGTTGGAACCAAAGGAGCAAGTACATCACCTGACCTCTTCCGCAAGCAACGCTGCAAACCAAATCATCCCGCCGCTTCCAACAGCAAACACGATGAAAGCAACAGCAACCGTAATAAAGTAAAATATGCGGTCACGCTTTGCAGCCTGCTCCTCCAGAGCTTTCTTCTGCCGCGCTCTAGCTGCGCCCATCTCGCGCTGCACGCTTTCCCACATTCCAGGTGGGCCATACAACCGGCAATGACTGCGAAGCGTGTCCATAGCTTCCTTGTGCTTCATCTTCGCGTTTGCAATTGCGAAACCTTCCTCTTCAGTGGAGGTCAGGCGACCGAGCGGCCCCTTATGTCGGCCCTTTTCCGCTAAATTTATATCAGCTTCTAGCTTTGCCAGCTTGCCGAACTGAGGGAGTATTGACCCAACGTCCTTCCCGGCCTGCACGGCAGAGCTAATGCTTCCAGATATTGTGCTAACCGCACTTGCGAGAGCTAAAACCTCAATCATGTTTCAACAAACCTCGCCGGGCAGACAAACAAGTAGCTGACGCGATAGACCCTGTCGTACCACAAGCCATTCCTTGCCGTGCCGCAGTTGTAAAAACAGTATTGGAACAACCGGTTCCCGCCTTGCGTCCAAGCGTGGTTGAATGAAACAAAGGCAAGGACACAGATCATCACCCCATCTTCGTCAACACAGCTACTAGGAGGCCAATGATTGAGGCAGTTGCTGCAATCATAATGCTTTCCATGCGCTTCACGCGACCAAACAAATCCTTAAACTGGATTTTCACTTCAGTCTTAATAGCGATCACCTCTTTCTCAAGGCCGTCGATCCGTTCATGCGCGGATGATACTGTACGTTTGTCCATTTATCAGTCTTTCTGTTTACCGTATTAATCGACACTTAGGGCTTAGTAGGCCAATCAGCCTCTTCCAAGTTAGGCCAATTAGGATTGTTTGTAATGTCACGCAATGCTTGTCGATATACCGCCCACGCCGCTTTATCTACAGGCGCATCAGCTACTTGTGTCCAATCAGACTGCGCCAGCAAACCATCACGCTCTGCACGATTTTGTGCGGCAGTGTTATCGTCGTATTCCTGAATTTCTTCGGCAGTCTTGTTTGACACCGTCCAGCCAACAGTCCAACTACCGTCAACAAGTGTAGGGGTAGCTTCCTGTTCAACCTTCTGGGTACGGTCATCAATGTCAGGCTGCGCTGTGAATGTCACAGGGTAAACACCCCAGCCAGCAAGCATATCATCAGGGATACGCTTGGGAAATGATGTATTCGGATTGTCACGGCGCAGTTTCCCTACGTTGTAGGGATATGTATCTACGTTACCGTTTGTGATTTTGACGTGCATTGCAGTCTCCTTAGAGGTTGGTCAATTCGGTGGTGTAAGTTGGTGTTGCCGTTGTGACTGACTGCGAGGTCTGTGACAGAGAAAGGCCCGTGTAGCTAAGGTAATCGCCTCTCCTAGTCTCTGCGGAGTTTGTTGTTACAGTTGCGCTTTCCGCTGCATATGTAAAATCACCAAATGTTCCCGTACCAGAACCATCCGCTGCAAGTTTAGCTAGGAACCCTGCACCAGATGTGAGACTAAATGCGTCAGCTCCAGAAACATATAAAAACTGTTGGTCTTCACTTATGGCTAATCTGTAAGCAGTCATATTGCCGTTACTATTAGAAAGCTTGTTGCTCCAAACAAGATCGCCACTACTGTCTAGGCATACAACTGTAAAACCACCCGTTCCTCTCAACAGTATGTAAATGTTGTCACTGCTGTCGGTTTTAACATCTTCCTTACTGTTGTCTGACACAGTTACTTGCTTATTCCAAATCTCAGAAAGGCCATGTGATATTCTAACAACTCTTGCGCCATTAACGCCACCCTTTTGCCCCAGAATAACTGCATCACTTGTCCCAATTCTGTCACAAGCAAACCATCCGCAATTATTGCCAAACTCAACACTACTCATGCCAGCGGTCAAAGAGCTTGTTCTCATTAAAAAACCAAAACCGCTACCACTTGCAGAGGTTTGCCCTACATAAAAATGAACAGTGCCACTTACACAAACATCGCTGAACATATTTGTGTAGTTTCCACCCTGCATGTAGTCACTGATTGTTGCGTTTGAATTAACACCAGCCCAATAAGCACCAGTTGAATATGTTGGGTGAGAGTATGATCTGCCAACTGCGACTAAACCGTTGGTAATATCGCTCCAAACGCATCTGTAAACTTGGTCAATAGAGCTTCCTGAATGTTTATATGTTGCTATACGAGAGCCATCGCTTGCATCTATTTTAAAAGAAGTCCAATCCCTTACGGTGCTGTTGGCGTATCCAATTGCATAAATATACCCATCGCTTCCGACATCGAAATCATCTATCCAATATCTATCACTAGAGTGATAATATAGTTTTTCCCACTGGCTTTCTCCATCAGAGTTAAACTTAATAATAAAGCCGCCCCTGCTCGTTGGCCCTGATGATGTGCCATAGCTGAACCCGCCGACATAAACATCATCATTGCTGTCAACTCTTACTGTGTAAGATGTGTCAGATAAGCTGTTATATTCAAACGCAAGATACCAGTTTTCACCTCCTCCAGCACCCGCAGCCGCAATAGTTGTAAGTTTACTTGTTAGGCTCATGCCATTGCCGCCCCACCTTGGAAGCCGTACCATGTTGTGCCGCCATCGTGAGTAATGAAGACAAGCACATTGGTCTCGCCACTGGCAGGAGCATCAGGCGCAGTAGCCCCAGCCCAGTCAACGGATGCAGGCCATGTGATCGTATGTGTGCCGCCAGCCGTGAGCTTGATAGTGAAGCCATAAGCTGTGCCACTCGCGGGTGGGTTGGTGAATGTGAAGGTGGTATTGCCTGATGTGCTTAGGGAGAACACGTTGCCTGTCTCACAGTCTACCGTTGGCGTTGTCCCAGACAGTGCAGAGTAGGTCTCGTTGTAGCTGTCGGCTATGAGTTCGCCTGATACGTCAACGCCTGTGGAGGTAGTGGCGAGTTTGGTGGTTCCTTGAAAGGCTAAATCACATGAACCACCTGTGTTAAATGCTGCCATTTGAACTGCATTTGTGCTATCGTAAAACGTAATCTGTGATCCATTTGTTTGAATGGACAGTACGCCTGCACCTAGCTCACGGATAATGCTGTTGTTGTTTGACGAATTGTGAAGGATTTCCAAGTCACTGCCAGCACCAAAGATGGCCTTGTCGTTGTCGCCAAAGGACACATCGCCAGTGAATGTGCCACCTGTCTGAGCAACAAAGTCAGTGCCAGCAACAGGAATAGTTGGTGTGCCAGTAACCTCTGAGTATGCAATAGCCCCATCAGCCAGAGGATTACCCGCTGCGATTAGGTTTGCTAAGTCTCTTGCTTTTGTCATTACGCATTACCTTCTGTGATAAGGAGCTTAGTTGCGGAGAGAGCCTTGCCCACTTTGTAACCTGTGTCTGTTGTAGTTAGCGTATTAGTTTCGGGGTCTATGTAATAAGTCTCACCAGACGATAGACCGCTTTGATCGGGCGAAATGCCGCTAAGAAGGTGTACGTCACCAGAGCTTCCACTTGTTATGTTGTCTTTGGCTATACCTAACCACTTGGGAACTCTTGTTAGTTTACCTTGAAATAACTCAGTCTGATTATAAGTGTGACCAAAAGTTCCCAGAGCATCGTTATAAAATATTCTCGTTTCATTACTATTGTCCTGAGCTTTGTAAGCAAAAACTGGAGTAGAAATTGCTCCTGTGGTTGCGTTTGCAGTAAAGTTAAAAACACTCATTTGATTATCTGGAAAGTCCAGACCATCAAAACCTGTACCAACGATCAAACTGTATTTCTGTATATCAGGAGACCAAATAACATCCCAAGCATTATCACCATTGAAATAATCATTTAGGGTTTTTACCCCTGAGTGTGTGGTAAAGCCTGTTGTCTTATCAAAAGAAAAAACAGAAATAAAAATATAGTACTTACTATTGTCATAGATAGAATATACCACAACATATTCATCATCATCTTCGTTGTATGCAATTTTAGGGTGAGTTTGTAATGAGTCACCTACCGTATTTATATTACTTGACTGAGAGCTAGTCGTTAAAGTTGGAGAGTTATTTGTAAGCCAAAATGCTTTTAATCTTAAATCGTTAGTGCCGTTGTAAGTATAAGCAGACATAAGAAGGCCAGGTTCACCCGGCTCTACACCAGCATATTGATTAGTTCCCGGTGTTTCCGTATCGCCCCCAAGGTTTGTAAAGAAATTAGAAGAGTTCGTATTCCAAGTAAACGCCCTAAATTTCACGCTGTTATTGTTAGTACTAAGACCTCCACTTATAAATCTATTAAGAGTCGAGTCCCAACTAGCTTTACAGGTTCTCAGTCCCGGCCAGTACCAGTTGCCAACCTCGCCTTCATTGTGTGCCGTTACAACATTACTACTATTAACAGAAAAAGCAGCGTGCCATATATAGCTATTACTCTTTGCAAAGCAGGCCAAAAAGTACCCACCAGTGCTGTTATAAACTATGTTAGCATTATTTGTAGTTGTGTCTGTAGTAAAAGAAGTGCTTAAAAATACAGGTGTAGTCCAAGCCGTTACCAATCCACTACTAATAGTTCCTACCATAACTGAAGCGTATCCAGAAGGGTTGAATATAAGACAAATTATTCTTGAATTGGCACTATCGTAGTATGTATCTAGAATATGAGTTACATATGGTGTGGTGACATCCACTGGCGCATTAGGGTTTGCAACTCCCTTTATAGTATCCACACCCCCAGCAACAGAAACGCTTGTAACTGTCCCATCCGAATTAAGTGAAACAATATCACCCGCTGTTATGTTGCCGCCAGACGCTTGCATCGAAACAACACCACCGCCACCACCAACACCAGCCGTGCCCAAGGCAGCTACTGTAGTTGCATCTACAGAAGCAATATTGGTTAGCGCCCTGCTATCATCTATGACGGTTGTACCGCCTACTTTAATCGCCATCTTCGTATCCTTTACTAGGTGATTGTTGCGTTAGTATTGACGCTGCCAGCTACATCTAGGTTGCCAGACGCATCTAATTTCATCTTGTGCACGCCACCCGCTGAGAAGTACAAAGACCCACCGCTTTCGGTGACAGTCCACGTTCCCAAGCTGATTGGCTTGTTAAAGGCCCACTTGTCGCCAGTGGCCTGATACAGAATGG